TTTGACTTTAATATATTAATAATACGCTTTTGTTCTTGCTCTGTCAACCACTCTTCTTCCATGGTGCCAAAATTTGGAGAAGTTTTTAATGCTTGGTCGATGAGTTCTTTGATTTGATATAAATCTTTTTTGAGTTCCCAAGCGGTAAACCCGTCAGTGTAAGAACTGGAACAGTTAACAGATATCTGTCTAATTTGACTGGCAATATTTGCCACGTCCCAGTTCTTACGGAATCCCATTACATGAACATGTCGGGTGAAAATGTTGCTGAACTACCGTTTGAAAATTCTTGACCCCAATAAGCACCGCTAGGTTTTTCATCGGAAATAGCCATAATAGATTTAGTTTCTACTTTTTGAATTTCTTTAACGCCGTCGCCGTCATCAATTTTAATTTTACGTGTCCAGCGTCCGTGTTCAATAAGAATCCAGTCCCCGGGTTTAACGTCTTGCTGTTTTGGACCAACACAGTATACCTGTGCCCAACGAGGTTTAACACCGTGAGCTTTACCGTCATCGCTTTGGATAACAATACCGCTAGACGTTGTTTGCTCGCCTAGATCCATATTATAAACAATTACATCGTCGTGAATAGCACGTACCTTGATGTGTTTAACATCGTATGATGACATAGTATCCTCTTACTTTTTGTTGCCGCGAGTTGCTACTTCTTCACGAAGTGCATTTGGATTTTGAGCATAGTAGTCTTGCAAAACCTGCTCACGTGTTCGAACAATCTTTCCGCCTTCGCCTAATTCGTCGCCACGTGCATTTACACGCATATTTCCTACTGCTGGTGTTTTTTCGTTACGTAAAGCCATCTTTTCCATATCGATTTCTTTACCTCGAACACTTGTATATGTTCTTCCCATTTTATATCTCCTTGAAGAATTCTTCTATTGGTAGATTGTATTTAATACTATCTATCTTATGTACCCCTATCAAATAGAGTACATAACTTGCTACAGAACTTCCGCGACCTACTCCCCAGATCATATTGTTTGCACGTAATGTATCTACAATATATTTCATTGCTTTAAGCATAGGAAACATTTCGTGTTTTTTAAATGCTGTTAATTCTTGATCAACACGATATACTCGATCTTCGTTGTCGGAATCAACTTGACTCCAAACCCATTGTTCGATATCCATATTTTGGTATTCTTGAGGAATAAACCAATGGCTAGGGTCTGTTTGTTTTGGAACAGGATAATTTAGGTGCTCTTCGGTGATACGATTTAGATATTGCGTTAAATCGTCATTAGTTTGGCAATGTTCCAAAATTTCTGGACCATATTTTATTATGCCTTCGATTAGTTCTTGAGTTGTATTAGTTTCAGTCCACATTAATCAATTGATCCAAATCGCCACCATTCTGTTGAGCTTTTTTAGCATAACGCTGACTAAGCTCATCTCTATATATTGTAATGAATGTTGACAACTGTGTCAAGAGACTAGATTCACCTAAACGGGCTGCAATGTAATATTTTTTGTTCAATTCGAATAGTTTGTTTTCAATTTCTTGATCTTTGTAATGACTCAAATCTTCTTCGAAAGGATGAAAAAACATTAAGCAAATTCTCCAACATAGCGCATAAAGAATGTTGATTCAGTATGTCTCCATACTTCGAATATAACAGCATTTGTTGAAGAAGTCAATGTTAAAGCAGGGATTCCAGATGAATAACCCGGGAATCCATCCGATTTAACAATGGTTGCACCACTACTTGAAAGACTGAAATTTACAGTTCTTGAATTTGAATCGCTGCCGTATAATTCAACGGTTACTTTTCCAACTGTTGCCCCCGATGCAGGGAAATTGGTAAGAGTAAGTGTAATTGGACCAGAATTTGACAAAGTTAGAATTTGGTAATGTCCGTTTTGGAAATCAATTTCTGCCGTAGAATTATCAATGGTTCCTTGCGGACTTGTTGCGTCAACATTGTTAATTAGTTTCGCATTAGTGATAATATTACCGTTAAAATTATTTTCTTGATCAGTGCGGGATACGTTATCTTGGAGATCTGTAATTTCTTCTCCAGCTACCCTTAATCCAGTTTTAATACTGTCAAAATTGTCACGAAATACTTGCGTATCGTTATCTTGCCCTGCTACAGGAAAGTTTTCATTAATTGTTGAATATACTATATTGCTCACGGTAATTTTTCTCCACGTTGCGGAAATGCAAGATATTTATCTTCTATTTTTCCGTCTAAAATATCTATTATGTATCTATCTGCAACAAAGTCGATAGATTTAAAATCAAAATTTGACGCCTTGATACGGGCTATAATGTCTTCGGAATGGTTTGGTTTAGCGTAACATAAAGGTAACGCTTTTACATAACCTGTTTCATAACTTGCTTGATCTTGAATACTTCTCATCCATAAAGGCAATAATTCGCGATCTCGATCCCCTGTAGAATCAATATTTTCTCTCATATTTTTAATTGAATTAGGAAAAATTCGTTGGTGATCGCTGTCGCTAACAAACGGAATATCGCTATCTACTTTTATTGAATCATAGCTAATTAAAACTTTACTTTTGATTGTATTTGAAAGATTTACAACACTACTGATACTTTTATTGTTTTTTTCGTATTCGTCCACAATTTCTGCATAAATGATTTCATAAATTGTTTCTTGTGTTGCTGGATCTTTAGCCTTCGCCATTTTAATATTGCCAAAAAGTAAACGCTTACGATAATGATTTCTACTCATGGCTTGAACATATTTGACCGCTTCTTGGCTTTCGATGCCTGCATAGATTAATACTTTTAGGTCAGTTTGAATTCCAAAATTAGGATCCCCATATCGATAAATGTCATCCGGTTTAAAAATTGTCGCATCGGTAATAAAATCGTACCAGGTCAGTCTCTTTTCTTTTGACTGTAATGCTTTGACATAAAGATTTGCAAATGTTTTTTGATTATCTGCAATTACGGTTACAAAAAACGTTTTGTTTATTGATGCAAAATTTACACTATCACGTGCTTTAATTGTAAAAGTAAATTTTTTATCAAAAGTTGTTACTCCGCCATCAAACTCGCCTGCATTAACATAATCTCTTGATGCTGTAGAATCAATAGTTGACGAATCTAATTTTTCATAAAATCTAGTTAATCCGTCACCGCTCTCGTCAGCAAATTGCTTAACCTTACCTTCGATAATTCCTGTTGGCAAGAAAGACAACCCGGGCGGTAATTTTCCGCTAACCCATTCGTATGCTACCCGCCCACCGTACATTTGACTTTCGGCTTCAACAACAATTCTACTAGGTTGGTTTGGTTTGATAGTTCCTAAATCACTATCTGATATCCAATTTACAGCACTTTCAATTTCACCAACAATTTCTACAGTAAATGTTTTTTCCGATGAAGAAACACCCGGTTCCCAAAAATTTGTATCTGTTGGTAATCTATTTCTGTTTGCAGTTGTACAAATATAAACTATATTTTCGTAAATGACAGCATCATTTACAAAATAGTTTGTTGTTGTATTCCATGATCCTCGAAGGGTGTATGTTGTTGTGGCTAGTGTAACTGGATAATTTACAGCCAACATTGTAAAATTATATGTTTTAGACACTCGAGACTGATAAGGAACACGGCCCGCAATTTCTCCAGTAATGCTGTCTAGTTCCATTCCGGGTGGAAGAATACTATCAGTTCCGTCTGGATTCTTTGGTAATAGAAAATATGTGATAGTTCCGCTCAACGATGGCGGGTCGTAAACATCTAAGAAAATTGTTACATAATTATTAGCACGAAAACGTCCTAGATTGCTTTCAGTAATCCAAATTGGTCGTCTCGCACTTGATGCATCCGATGTAAACAGATTAGTATCAACTTGAACAATTGAATTATCTGCCTGTAAAAATTCTTCTGTAACAACATAAATTTTAAACAATCTAGTTACAACGTTAACGCCGTCACTGACTGCGACAATAAAAGTGTAAATTCTGCTTAGTCGTCTTGGAACACGACTTGGTTCGTTATAGTCGTATGTTACGTTGTCATAAAAAAATGTGTCAAATCCGTTAGATCTTGCTTCGACGAAATCTAAAGGAACTATGTCTAATGGTGCAGTATCATAACCGCCATACGGATCAGTTGAATATTCTAAAGCAAAAATTGGATCTGTGAATCCAGAAATTAGGCCTTCTTTGCTTAATGATAATCCTGGAGGTAATAATCCACCGTTTGGCAATAGATAAAATTCTAAAGTATCTCCCGCATTTAAGTCCGGATCATCTGCTTCTAATTGAAAATTAACATAAGCATTATCTAACACAAAATATGCTTCGCCTGGTCCAACATTTAAAAATCCTTCTTTAGTGATCCATTCTGGTAAATCTTCCCCGTCAACTGAAATACTAAAGGTTCGGTCTTCAATATCGGCACCGTCGTCTGCACGAATTACAAATTTGCTGGTAGTAAACTGTCTAACCTCTGTTGGAGATCCTTTAATTGAATTTCCGATTAATCGTAATCCGCGAGGCAAAGATCCTGCTATTAGACTATAAGTAACGGTTCCTATGTTAGAAGTAGCGACTAACGGAATGTCGACAATGACACGTTCAATTAATTTTCCTAAACTTCCTGCAGGCGTTATCCATGTAATCATTTGGACCGCTCCTTAAACAATAGTTCCGCAGTCTAAATCAAATCGTCCAGGTAGTGTAATAGTTCCAAAGTCCATGTTCGAAGCAGCGTATATTGCCTGCATTGAATTGTTATACTTTCCGTCAATTTTTCCAAAGTCGTAAGATGTTAAAATATCTGTAACAGGAATTGCGGTTTTAAAAGAAATAATAGAACCAAATGCAGATACTTCAATATCCTTTCTGCTAGTAACTGACCCATTTGCAGAAGCTCCGCCAAACCCAATGTGTTGATAACTGCTGGCCAACATTGTACCAGAATCGGTATCAATCCGTATAAAAGCATCTGGCGCTGTATTATTAACAATTACAGTATCACCAGTGTCATCGATTAAAATCTTTGTACCAGAAATTAAATTTTTAAAAGTTAATTGAGAGCCAGTTTTTTCTTTAAAAAGACTAACTCCTTGTGTGCTTGCAGCACCGACTGATACAGTTAATTCGGAATTTAATGCTGAAAAATTAGCATTTACTTTTTGAAACGCAGTACGTAGATCGTCGCCTAATCCATCGTTTACTACATTACCAAGATTGATTGTGTTAATAGTTGCCATTGTCTACGCTCTCTTTATAGTATTTACCAAGTAGTTTGAGTCCATTGTACACGCTTCCAAATATCCGCATCATCACCAGTATAGTCTGTATGGCAATAATAAATGTAATCGCCGTCAAATACCACAGAACCTGCTTCGTCGCCCTCTTTGCCCTTACTACTTGTTGGGCCAAGGCCTTGCGGGAACTGTAGATAACCCTGAGCCGTAAAGTACCAAGTCTGACTACTGTTATTATCGTCTGCGGTGATTTGTATGTTACCTACACCTGTTGTAAGTTGAATAGTTTGGTTGGCGTAAATGTAAGCACTTTGATTAACAGACAGGTTAAATTCATTATTTTCCAATCGTAGATCATTTTGACTCAATGTATCAACTCTAAATGTCATGGTCAAAATTGATGTAGGATTTGTAGCTGGCGTCTCTGTTATACCAATTCTTAATTGATACTGGTTGCCTAAGGTATAGGCCTGGCCGTTGCTAGACAAATCAATGTAATTAGTGCCGTCAAACACTTCTATTCTATTCTGAGGATACTGTGTAAAACTATAGAACGGAGTAGAAAAAGGATCAGCACTTCTTGTTGGCGCCATTGGGTCAGTTATAGTAATATCAAGCCATGTATTACCGGACTCGTCTGTACTCCACGTTGCTGTATCGTAATCGGTGCCTTGTTGGAAACTGTAAAAATTAGTGTTAAACTGATCATTTTGAAGTTTAACTCCTACTTCATCACGTACTCTAACGTGATTTCTTTCTCCTCCCAGGAAAAGTTCTGCAGTTGACGCATCTTGCGGCCCACCTGCTCTAATATGAATGTGAGTAGGATATGTTGGATCAATAACAAGATATTGATTAGTGTTATAAAGATTGTTATCTGGTACAAGTTCTAATGTTGCGTAACCGAGGCTGTCACCGCTAGCAGTTCCCGCACCAATAACTTTAACACCATCAAATGTTACATCGCCTGTATTAGCTGATCCACCGCCACCTAATAATCCCGTAGTATCTGTTAATTCACTAACATCTGTTGGTGCATTAGGAATATCTGTATAGGTTATATTTTGACTGATAGGAACATTATTAATTTTTAATTCGTTAGTTCCTGGATCTAAACTCAGTGGAACACCGCCCAAGTAAACTGTTGAATTACTTACATATAAACTCTTAAATGGTTTATCAGCACTTCCTAAATTTCCGCCATTGGCTACATTAGGAACAATATCGCCACCTACGGTTAAATTACTACTAATCGTTACTGCCTGATCTATAGTAATTGCCGTGCTATCAGTAGTACTCATCGTACTGCCAGAAAATTCAAAAGCACCTAAATTTAAGCCTCCGCTGTTTAATCCTAGTGCTGTATAAAGTTCTGTAAAGTTAGCATTGACCTTGGTAAATGCGGCTCTAAGACTATCGCCTTTTTTATCGTTAGCTGTAGCGCCTACGTTTATTGTTTGTTTAGTCATTTATCCGCTCCGTTATACCAATGCCGCTATTCTTGTTTTGAAATTAGCAAAGTCTGTACTTGCTGCAACAATTGATTTTAATTCAGTTAAATTAATGACTCTACTTCCGCCAACGGTTAATCGTTGAGTAACAATTAAGTCGTTCTCTACGGTAACGTCGGTATTAAATGTTGTTAATTCTTCAACAACAATACCGCTAGAATCGCTAGTTCCAATTGTGCTACCAGTTATTGTTAATGAACCTGTTGCAAATGTACCTGCTGTTAATGTGTTTGTACTTGGGTTATATGTTAACGATGTGTCAGTTTTAACATTTTCGTTACCAGTCGCAGTATCAACAAAAGTAATATAATGTGTTGCATTAGTAGTATTAGTTGCCACTAAAGTCACAGTTGTTGCAATATCAGCAGTTCCAGTTAAATTACCGGTAACATTACCAATAACTGTTCCAGTAAATGTTCCTTTAACAACTTCTGCAGGAATTTGGCCAGCATCGGCATCAACTAACACAGTTGAATCTTTTCCTAATACAGAACCATAAATGTCAATAGTTTGATTAACAGCGATAGTTAATGTATCGGTTCCTGGATCGTTAGTTAATAAAATCCCATACCCTGCGTCAATATTAAATGTGTCAGCAGTACTATCTGAAGTAATATCATTTCCTACCGAATCTCCAACAATATGGAATCTTGTAAATGCTGTCTGCGGAGCAACACCAGAACTAAATGATACCGTTGATACTCCAGATGCTGCATCAGTTGAAACCAGTATACCAAAACCTGCTTGCACATCTAATATACCAGTATTAGTAACTTTGACATTATCGCCACTGGTGTTGTCAATATTAATACCTGCACCAGCAATTCGACCACTTGGTAATGATGTAGTGCTTTGTAAACTTCTAACACCTGTATTGGTAATAGTTGCAATTCCGTTGACAGTTGTATGTGATATACCGTTTCCGTCAGCAACGCTTAAAATACCGGTGTTGTCAATAGTAATGCTTTCTGCACTCGAGTCTACACTAAGTTGTATACCGTTTCCAGATATAAAATTTAAAGTATCGGAAAATTCGTTAGCAATAACACTTTCAGCATTGTCAATTTGCGCTGCTTTAAAGAAAGTTTTATCTGGGTCGATAATTAAATTTCCGTCAACTGTTGAACCTGCAGGCAATTCAACAGTTAGTCCGATACCTTTAATTTGAGCACTACCTGCCCATAGGCCGTTTAATTCTGATCCTGCAACAGAACTCCACTCGGCAGTATAAACAGATTTCCACTGATGTGTTGCGTCACCTAAACTATACGCATTTGATGTAGCCGGGCTAACACTTGTGTCTAATGTTTCAAAATTAATAGGAGTTAAACCTGAACCCCCGCCAACTGTTGCTGCTAAAATGTCAAAATTTTCGTTGACTTGTTTAAACGCTTCGTAGACATCACTCCATAGTAACGGTGGTGCGCCTGGGGTGATATTTGTATTGAATGCCATTATTATGTTCTCCCTACTGCAATTTCAATTGTACCGATGTGATCTGATTCGTAACTTTCTAGTGCCTTACCAACTACAGTACCAACTTTGGCATCGCCGTTTGCAGCAACAGCTACTCCGTGAATTCCTGCTGTAATTAGAATATCACCTTTTTTAATTTTTCCAACAACCTTACATGGAACACGGCCTTGTAGTGCTACCAAGTTCTTTAATCCTGGGCAAGCGCCGTACATTGTATAAGCAGCATTATCGGAAACAACGCCCGCTACTCGAGTATCTCCTCGAACATTGGATGTTGTAACTTCCTTATCACCACCAAATACAAGAACTGTACCAACTTCGTATTCTTTGTCGCCTTCGTAGTATTCTGCTAAGTCGGCGGAATAAGTTGCTTGTAATCGAGAACCAGTGTCTAATTGCCAATACCCTCTAATCGTTCCGTTAGCGGTTGTGCCTCCAGATGTTAAAGTAGTTGCTTGAATCTCTGCGGCTCTAATAGAACCTAGAGACAATCCAGATTGATTTCTAAACTGGTGTAGGTCATTGTCATAATATGTAACTTTATCAGTTGCAAGACTACCAGATTGAACGATAATTCCTCCAGCACCGCTGTGACCATAGTATCTAATGTATCCACCTGTTGCAGTGGTGTCACTGTCGATTGCTGTATTATTATCAATCTTAAGTTGACTTAGGTCAACAGTTCTAGCACCAAAGTCACCGTTAGCGTCTCTTATAACAAGTTTACTTGCTTCTGGGTTGGCAGCTGAACCTGCACCTGCTTCAACAATAGTGTAGTCTGCATCTGATGTAAAGCTACCAGATGTTATTCTTCTTAAGAAACCAGTTGATGAATATTGGCTCTTCTTAATAGCAGCACCAGCGTTAACAATAGTTGAGAATGGAACTGCTGTTACGTTTCCTGTGGTAATATTACTATTACCTAGTAATGTTTCACCAGGGATTTGATTAATTTTAGATAGCGTTAATCCGTTGTCCTTAATAGTAACAAATCCATCTGTAACCGTAAACTGAACAGTATCAAAACTAGATAATCCGCTTCGAGCTTGTTTGTCTCGTCTTGTTCCTGTAGGCGCTGCTGTTTCGGCAGTAGCAAATGTCATTAACAGTTTGCTTTGTGCAATATCAGCATCTGACTTAACATCAACGTTGATAATTGTATCTGGTACAATTTGAACATCAACTTGATTAACAGTACTATCAATTCCTTGACGTAATTCAAATGTAACATCACCAATCACTGTAGCATTTACAGAATCGTTGTTAGATCCAGTAAAGACTAAAATATCAGCAGCATCAGTATTGTTTGGTGTAAAGTCTTGGAAGTTGTCCCATGTTAAGCTTCTTAGGTTAATAGCGTCTTGCGGATCAGTTGCATCTGCAATTCGAAGGATCTTATGGCTATCAAGGTCCATGTCGGCTTTCATAGCCAATTGACCGTCTAGCGGCATGTAACCACCAGTGACTGTTGGAATTAATTGTTCAACTGGAACCTTTGCACCAGCATGTGTTAATCCTAATCTACGTTCAATATAGATTCTTGTTGCGTTTTCTGTTGGAACTGTATCAGTTGCGTTATCAGTAAATCCAGAGTCTGTTGAGAATTCACTAACTGGAACACCTCGCTTGAAACCAATACCATCTAAGTTACTTAACGCAATTGAACTTGAGAACGTAACAGTACCAGTACCTTGGTCAACCTTAAAGTAAGGACCAACCTTGAAGTTACCGTATTGGTCTGTAGTTACATAGAAACAGCGTCCAACGTCTCTTTCGTCTGTTTCTGTATCTTCGTTAAGAGCATTTACAGACTGACCATAAATTTCTTTTGGATAGTTTGTGTCAGCATACGAACCAGTACCAATTTCTAGTAAGTCATGAGATGTAACACGAGTCAACGCAATACGAATTGTTAGTGTACCTAAAGATCCGCTTGTTCGTTTTGCTACACCAGATTTAATAGTATATGCAGATGCATAGGAAATCAAACTATCTTCTAGTGGTCTGTCTAATGTAACTCTAGCAAATGCTTCGTTAGTAACAGTTTCTGGAGCATATGTAGAAATAATATATTCTTCGCCTTTGAATACAAATTTACTTCCACCTACTCGACCAATGTCTCCTGGACCGATTGGGGTAACAGCGAATGTAGTATCACCTGCTCGACCAGTTACAAGGCCTACTGTTTGAACTCCGCTTTGCGAGCCTGAAGTATCTGCTGCTGTTCCTTCTGGTTCTAAACTTACCCGGAAAGATGTGCCCGCAACTAGACCTGTGCTTAATACATGATAGTTTACTAACTTACTAATTCCGGTAGGTAAGTTACCAGTTGTTTCAAACTTAACAACATCACCTGCTGAGAATGTATGTCCAGGTAAAGTAATTACTGCTGGAGACCCAATGCTAATTGTACAAGGGCTTCCGGAAGTTACAAATTCACCAGGTTGCCATAATGTTAATTCAACATAGTTATAGTTTTCTCTCAAGTTAGTTCTTGTTAACCCAACTAGAGATAATGTAAATGATCCAGACCCAGACGTTGTAGTATTAAGTGCAGTACCATATCTTTGTAGAGATATAGTAAATTCTGTTTCTGTTAAATTAGTTGAAGAAACATAGTAGGTTTCTCCTGCAAGCATTGGATTTGGCAAGGATCCAGAGGAACTAAACGATAGAGTATAATTCTCTAATAATCTATGAGTTCTTGCACCTTGAATAGAAAGACCGGTTCCGTTTGTTAACGTAGCAGATGCTCCGCCAGGCGCTGTTGAAAGTTTGAATTGATTGTATTGAGGAACATCTATAACATAATAAGTTGTTCCCTCAACAAGACCATTTGCTGTTGAAGTTGGTATAAATTTATCACCAAGCAATAATTTGTGAGGTTTAGAAGTTGTACAAACATCTGTGTCGATGTCTGTAATTGTTTCTAAAATCTTGAATATTGCCGGTGATCCGCTAGTAATAGCAATACTATATGGCCCTTGTACATCATTATAAGATGTAAATTGTAAAACTCGATATACAAAGTTTGGATCTTCGCGAAGTTTTAAACCTGTTGATGGTCGAACGGCAACGTCTTCCAACCCCCCGGTTAAAATAACCTGTCCGTTAGCACGTAAGGTCATCTTAGTATCAGCCGGAACTTGATCAAATAACCCGTCAAGTTCTGCAGATGATGCTCCAGTCGAAAGGTTTAATCTTGCTACACCTAATGGAAGATCAGTAGTTGTTACAGAAACAACAGGATATCTATAAATGATTCCGTCGTGATCAATTTCAAGTTCCGAACTTCCTAACGGTGTATAGTCGTATTTGTATACGTAAATGAACAGTCCGTCTTTGGTATTAGCATATGCTGGACTTGGATAATAACAAACAACACGTTGACTTAGATCTTCATATAGTGTTGTTGGTGTTGGAACTTCTAATGGATCAGCACCTTCAGCAACAAGAGCGTATACCCCATGAGAACTAGATCCACCAACGGAACGTATTTGTCCACCTGTTACTGAATAATAAGAAATCCAGCAATAATATGTAAACACAGAAACAAGTTCTAACAAACCGCCGTTCATTGCAATAGCACCATACCCCATATCGTTGATTTGTGTATAGTCGTTTGCAAGCATTGAACGGTTGCCTGGCATTAACAATTCAAATTGATTACCAGTTTCGTCAACGTAATTAATAACGCCAGTTTGAATTGATGCTTTTGCTGCAATAATATCTGCCCTTGCTGCTTTAGAAGTTGCATTGTAAGCATAAGCACTTAGATTTGGTAGGACTTCTGTAGGAGCTGCTCCAACGCCACCTGTAATTACTGCGGAAATGCTGTCCATTAACGTGTCGATAATTCCTGCTTCGACGCCGGTTGCAGCAGTTCCTGTAGTTCTTGATAAGGTCGAATATGCAGTAGCAGGTGCTAAGTTTTGTACAACTTGTTTTGCTAGATAGTTTGCATAGTCAATTGCTGCTGCACATCTAGCAGGCTGACCAGAAGCTAGCATTGATACACTAGTTGACATGCCGTTCCAGTATTTTAATGCAGCTCTTCTAGTAGCACTATTACCACCGTAAATTAAATCGTAGATAACTGCTTCAATAACGTACAGAGTATCTCTTTCTGACTTTGCTTCGTTATAAGTATCACCAGTTGCCCACGGGCTAATGTTTCCTGCAATTTGTGCCTTGATCCAACCTTGTGTTTCGGCAACAATATAATTTCTATTAGATAACAATAGGTTATACGCACTTGTAATATCTGTCGATACTCCTGGTGGTAATGTATATGTTAATGTTGGTGCTGCTGCAACACCTCGATCAATAATGTCAGTAATAGTTGCTGCACTTAAATCAACAGTTGTTTGTATTGTAGTGTATGTTGGAATTGAGTTATTAACTAATTCGTGAGCATAGTTAATAGCATTAATTGTAATTTGGCGTTGATCTTCTAATACTACTGATGCATTCGATAAACGATAAGTTAGACCAGAAATTCTAGTATTATAGTTTGTTCCTAAAACAAGGTCATATCCTAATCCGTCAACAATGTATCCAACGTCTCTTGAACAAATTGCTGAGTTATATGTAAAGACATCATATGGCCAAGGAGTAGTTTCGTCTAATATAAATGTTGCAGATGATCCGTTCTTGTTGTAAACAAAATCTCGAATATAGTTAACTCGATAAACAGTATCAAAAACAATAAACGAACATGGTAGTTCTGGGAATCGATCAAGGCCTGTAACTGAAAGTCTTGTTGACGCTCCTGGGTTATTAACCGCGGTTATTGTAAACTGAAGGTTACCTGCAAATCCGTCAACAAACATACCACCGGCAAACACTTGGCGGTCTTTACTTCTTGAAAATGAAGCACACTCTTGGAAGTATGGAGATCTAGAAAGAATCTGTCCTTCTGGATCAAGAACACCCATAAAGCCACCGTGGCCAATGGCACTAATAGCTTGCCAACGAACTGCATCATTAGCAAGGAATACGTCCATCTCTTGGTTTTCTTTTGGATAGTTAACGCTACCAGAGCCGTCCATTACATCTTCTAATGCTGCCATTAAATCATTAATTACAGTATTTGAACCTACTTCTGCTTGATATGCAGGATCAATAATTTGGCTGTATAATGTTTGACGAACCGGAGTTACTACAGTATTTGAAATAGAACTGATCATTAATGATTTCAGTTTTGCCAATACTGCTCGATATTGGGTTAATTGAGTTGTAATAGCAACTCTAGCACTATCGCTTTCATAGTATTTTAAACCAGCAGATATTGTTCGGTTGTATCCACCCCATTTAAGGTCAAATACTAATGAATCAATAATTAATCCAACGTCTCTTTTACATAAATTTTGTTTGTATTCAAATCCAGCAAATGGAGAAATTCCGTTGGTAATGTTGTAATTCATCCATGCAATAATTTCTTCTTGCATGAAACTTCTGTTTAGTTCTAGTAATGAGGCTGCAGAAGTAAATGCCCCTTTGTTATCAATCTTAGGATAAACTGGTTCGTCTGCATTTTGCAAATAGTGATAACCAAATTCTTTAGTAGCCTCAGTTACAGTTAATCCGTCGATTACTAAATCTCTACGGAATTTTTGGAAAGACCAAGGAGAACTTGATGTTCCTGGTTTTGGTCTAAAAATAACTCTACGGAATTCGTCACCTACAATAGAACAGTTTTGCGGAAGTTTTAATGGATAGTTTTCGTAATATTCACCAGATTCTACAAGAATACTAATTTGAATATTTTTAGAAACATCACCGTAGGAAATTGTTTCGCCAACTTTGAACGCTCCGTATTTGATATCAACATCAAATAGTTCGTTACCAAAGCTGTCTAATTCCCCAGAGTGTCCTAGAATTTGCGCCAATGCTCCTGTTTCTTCGCCTCGCAAATATAAACCTTCTCTTATATCACGACCTCTAATTGATTCTGGAGTATTAGTCGTAACATCACCGGTAAAGTCTGTACGATATCCTGCTGTGTAAATTGCAAACCTTGGTAGATTAACTTCTAGTGTTGGTAATGCTGTGAATCCAGTACCTTTGTCTGTAATAGTAATACTAGAAACAGCGCCGCCAGAAACTACAGCAGTACCAAATGCACCAGATCCTGTTGTGTCTCCTACGGCAGGAGTAATACGAACAGATACTAAACTGTATCCGCTTCCGCCGTTAGTTATTGATACTGAGTTTACTTTATATGTAACATTAAATGATGCATTTTGTCCTATTGCACCAACTCCTGCCGGAGCGGCCGAAGTTAAAATAGTTGTGGCAACATTTGTTGCACCAGGCAATGCACGGTAAGAACCAGTTGAAATAATTCTGTAGGTCGAAATAGCTCCCGGAGTAGTTAATGTTGTTAATACTTCGATCGTACATTTTCCGCCACCAGTTGATACCGTGCCGCCGCTTAATTCTAAAATATCACCAGGATAATAGTTAATACCGATATCGTTAATAGTAACGGTATCAACACTCATGTTGACAACACCTACAAACCCACTTCCAGATATTGGAGAAGCATACGGTGTTGATGCAAGGTAACATTGACTTGCACCGTTGTTATATGTTAATACCTTTTTATATGGTCCAATTTCTTCACGTGCTTCTAAAACTAATTCTTCAGCACGTTTTAATGCTGCTTCTAGGGTACGATAAGCATATGCAAGAGCGCGGCCTTGTAAGGCTTTTGACACTCCTGGACGATCATCTTGACCAGACATTGCAACGTACAAGTTGGCGATAGATCCAAAAGCTGCATTATCAACATAACGTTTAGTGGCAGCAATCAACCCTCCATATAATTCATCGTCGTCTGGTTCTGGATCTCTTGATAAAATTAAAGGACCGCCCATACGTCCCATTGATGCATTTACTCTACCAGTTTCTGGATCGATGCTGTTAACACCCGCTAAAGAAACTTTAGTATCAGCGTATGCTTTACTGATTGCCTCGTTAGCATTTTTCGGATTTTTGTCAGCATTATTAAGGTCAGTTAAATCTAATGGAGGAAGGTCTAAAATTCTATATTGGTTACCACCAGATCTTGCAGAAAGATCTCCACCTAGTTGTGGATTTGCGTCTGCTGAAATTGCTGCAAACTTAGCATTGATAGTAATTTCGTTAGGGTTTGTATCAAAGTCAATACTAATACCATTACCAGATCTAAGTTGTTTAAATGTTAATCCGGACTCGGTATTGTTAATAGTTACAATAGGAGTATTTCCGGTTGCAGGGTCGTTTTGCCCAACATATGTGCTAGGAGTGTCATCTAACCCGATAAAGGTTAATTTGTCTCCTAAACCTAATGAGCTATATAATTCGCGGAAGTTATCGTTAACTTTACGGAACGAATCACGTATACTATCACCAGTACCATCATTTCCAATAGTACCAATATCAATAATCTTTCTTGCCATAGTTTAAAATCCTAGATTGAGCAAATGCTCTAATATTTAGCCCAAAATTCTACAAGCCGAATGTAAATACATTATGTTTTTAACAACAGAAATTCAAGAAAATCAATATTTAAGACGCAGTAAATGCGGGACAGAGCACACATATGTTAGAAATAAAACTGTGGCAATCTTTCGTTGCGACAACTGTGATGAACTGTTTTCTAGAGATTTAAAACACGTAGATCGCAAACGATTAAGCAACAATTACTTTCATTGTTGTTCAAATTGTGATGCAAAAAGATTTGCTCAACGTAAAGGAGTTGAGCAGAAAAAGATTTGGGATATGCCTGCTAGTACAGAATTACCGGTTTCTAAATTCTAAAACTTTCACCGCAGCCGCACATATCTTTGACATTGGGATTTTTAAAATCAAAACCCTCATTTAGCCCTTGTTTAACCCAATCCATTTCCATACCTTCGATATATGGTAAATCTTTTGGATCTACAAACACATGGACTCCAAAACTAATAAAACTTATATCGCTAGATGTTGGAGCATCTACATATTCTAATTTGTATGCAAGTCCAGAACATCCAGTAGTTTTAACTCCTACACGAATACCCACACCTTTGTTTCTACGTGATAGTTGTTCTTTAACTTTTTCAGCAGCGTTTTTAGTTAATGTGATCATAATTGGCCTTTTTTGTATTTACTTTACGCAATATATGTAAATATAAATTCATAGGAGGAACACCATGTTCGGATTTATTAAAAAACTATTTGGTAGCAAACCAGCAGAGGAAACTGCGGTAGCTCCATATAAAATTGAAACCCCAGTTGTTAAAACTGAAGTAGCAAAAGAAGTTGAAGTAGCACCTGCAAAGGTTAAACTACGTCAGCCGGGCTCACCAAAACAAGGTGCTAAAAAGCCTGCACAAGGCAAAAAACCACAAGGGCAGAAGAAACCATCTCAGCCTAAACAAAGTGGACAAAAGCCAAAAGGACGCAAGCCTAAGGCTAAGCCAGCAGCACCTCAACAGTAATTTAACTGTTTAGCTTGTTCAAAAAGCCTAGCACTAGCTAGGTTTTTTGCTTTCGACTCGCACATTATGTCGAACTGATCTAAGAAACTTAGAGCCCATTCGTTAACAGCCGTATTCCAATAAAAGTCGGAATGTGCTCTAAGTTTGGATTTTTTATAACCGGATTCTAACAACAGGTTATAGTCAGGTGCGGTAATTGTATCGTGTCCGACAAGTATATCTTCGCGACTAATTGAATAGTGACAAGTAGGACGAACCCCGCGCCAACTATCAATGACCCTCTGCACTCTGGCATCTTCTGCCATAATGTACTGACCTTCGCGAACCCAATGATGATGGATATCGAGCACAATAGGTACAATATCGCTAATAGCCAAACAATCATCAAGTCCATGACTCATTTCCTCGTTTTCAATTGTGATACAATTACGGGCCTCAGGTGACAGCCTTTTGTAGGCCTGGCGTATACCTTCACCACCACATCGTCCGGCGATGTGAACGTTGACCTTGAAATCTTGGAAGCTCCTCGCGAACCCCATCCAGCGTACCATATCGACATGATATTCAAACTCCTCTATTGATCTATTAACTATATCCGGGTTATCAGATGCCAAAACGCAAAACTGGCCAGGATGCATACTAAGCCGAACATTATTCTTGCGAGCCAAATCGCCCACTTCGGCAAATCTTCTTTCGCAAGCGTCTCTAACGTCGGGATGCCGCCAAAACCCGCTCCAATCAGCGTGAGTGTATACAGGAAGTATATCACTACTGAGTCGTACCATTCTACGATTTTCTTCAAGTGTTCCTACCTTTTCGACTAATTTGCGAGTCGATTCTATATTTTGTTCTAATAAGTCCCACAGTTTTTGCTCAGCAACATCACGAGTTTGTCGATTAAGCCAAGCAACAGTAGTGGAACCAGTGTTGTAGATTTTTGCAGGATCGTTAGGTTTAATACCATCTACCTGTCCAGGATGGTCGATCCACTTGCAAGCAAAGCCAATACGTTTAGTCATAATGCTATTATAGCACCATCACTTCCAGTTGTCAACTACAAATTTATCATGAACGTCTTGAGGTTTTGGATCGCCATGGAATACAGTAACACAACAATCTGGATGCACTTCTACGGTGTGATCTACTTCTCTAAATTGTCGTTTACCGTTAATTACTACTAATTGTTCACGACTGCGAATTTCCCACTTATAACTTTGAATCCATTCTTTAGGCCAAAATTGAATTCGATCTTTAGCTAGTTTCCAAATCCAATCTTGATCACCTTGTAATCTTTGTGCATCTCGAGGATTGGTTTTAAATTGTTCCCAAATAAAGTTTTGAGTACCATGATTCCATGACATAACGCTGCTGTTTAAATACTTCCAGTGTGCATGAAATTTTCTATTGAAATCGTGTATTCCTAAAAATGCATTAGGATATGCCGTAGCTAACTTGTCTATATTGTTGTGTATAACAACATCAAGATCAAAATACAATATTCTTCCTGCTAAAGGCAATGTAGGATCAAACATGTGTACTTTATGCCACCAACCTTTTTGGTATTGTGCATTTGGTTGCACAATTGATCTTACTCCGTCAATAGGATGTTGATCGTCGGTTAAACAAACAAACTCATAGGGAATGGTTAGATTTCTACTAACCATATTTCGTAATCTTTCTACATATTCGCGAGAGTATCTATTTCCAAAACGAACACATAAAATTGTGACTTTATGCTCTCCGGAAGAAATACTAGCTAATGCTTTAGAATTTTCTTTTGCAGCTTTAGCTTCTCGCTTTAGCTGTTTACGTTCTTCTTTTGACAATTCCATCGATAGCCACTAAATCTTCTAAAATGTTTTTAAGGTTGTCTAACTTAATCATGTTAGGACCATCACTCGGAGCACAGTCTGGATTTTCGTGTGTTTCCATAAACACACCTGCTACGCAGCCTGTGGCTACAGCGGCCCTCGCCAAGTAGGGGACCATTTCACGGTCTCCACCAGAGATTTGTCCCAACCCTCCAGGCTGCTGTACAGAATGTGTAGCATCAAAGATAACGGGATAACCAGTGCTTGCCATAATAGGAAGGCTGCGCATATCAACAACAAGATTGTTGTACCCATGTGTATAACCCCTTTCACATAACATAATTCGAGTATTTGCTGTTGAAGCAATCTTTGCTGCAACATTTTTCATATCGTGCGGTGCTAAGAATTGACCTTTCTTAACGTTAATGGTGCAACCGGTATGACCTGCCGCCAATAATAAATCAGTTTGTCGACATAGAAAAGCTGGAATTTGAATAACATCCACACCAGCATCAGCTACTAATTCTGCTTGATACGACTCGTGAATGTCTGTTAAGATTGGAATACCAAAAAGGTGTTTAATAGAATTAAGGACTTTGAGACCTTCGTCAATTCCGATTCCTCTTTGTGTACTAATACTTGAACGGTTAGCTTTGTCAAAGCTACTTTTATAAACAAGTCCGATGCCAAGCTCGTCGCAGATTTCTTTAATGCGTCCAGCAGTTTGCTCGGCATGTTCTTGACTTTCAATTTGACAAGGGCCAGCAATTAAGAAAAATCTATTCTTATTGCTGACCTCAATATGATTAATATTAAATGTGCGCATATAATTATTTATATGCGGTTATCTGTCCATGTAATAAACTGAACGAGATTTAGGAGTTTCCCACCATTCAATGCTTTGAACACGAACACCTAACTTGCGCATTTTAACTTCTACAAGTTCTGCCATCCAAGCACTTAGTTTTTCACTAGTCGGGACAAAATCTACAATTAGAAAGCCTTCAAGGTACTCGTATTCAGGAGTATTAGGTGTAATGTCGTCTAGTTTGATCTTCCACCCAGCAATGACGTTAGTGTCAGTTACATGCACTGGATACAGCACACGATCTTTACCAATCATTTGATTGTACAAGGGATCCTTACGATCAAGAATGAACTGATGATCGATATGTTCGTTGATCCATTTTTTCAGCCATTCTAAGTGCCTAAAGTCAGTAACCATTCCGGTGTTATCGAGTCCATCGCCCGTTAAGTGTACCTGCATCTTACCTTCGTGTCCGTGTAAGTGCCTGCAAGCACATTTTAAATCGGCAGCATATTCGCCGTTTAGTGTCTGTGTATGAACTCTGTGCCCGTAGCAAAACTCGAAGGTCTTATCAATTATCCAAGTCATCTTGTGTTCCTTATAAGATGACACGCAGAGTATTTAAAGTGGGATGAGCGTCTAAGTCCACTTGTATTATTATACAGAGAACGTATTTATGAATCAACAGTTAGTTGCTCAATATTTCTAAATTCAACATTTTCGAGCAACCAGCTATCTGGAAGTTTCCAATCTGCATTGTTGATTATAGTAAATTTTTTATCGGTAAAATGCCTAAACACTTTTCCAATCTGGTATATCCAGAATGAATAATCTACTGCGGGCGATTCAACCTTGCTATAGTTTTGTGTTCCTTTGTAAACATTGTTTACACTATTTGTTGACGAATATAAATCAAACCCCAATAGATAAATGCATTTAGATTTAGAATGAGCTGCCAACAAAACAGCATAACACCCGCTGCCCCAATGTTCTGGTTGATCCTTTTTCAATTCGCCCCTAAAAGGTAATTCAGGAAGTTGTTGAATGTTTTTATTTTTTAAAACTTTACGAAAATGTCGATACCATTCTTCGCGAACATATATTAATGTATTATTTGTATATGGGTTTCTTACAGCCTCGTCAGCCATTCGCCTATCACAGCAGACAAGATAATCGGTTGTAAAATCTCTATGCAGAGCATTACAACCGACTGTTATATAATTTTTAAATAAATTTAAATCAACATCTTTTCGACTTTCGCCATTGCCGACAACAAGAATATTATTCGATTCTTCCAAAGCCATTCCACAATCCAGGGTTTCCGGCTTTAACACATACCCAGCCTACAAATAATCCTGGTTGAGGATTAGTATTCCACATTATATCGCCTTCGGTATACGTTCCGCCTTGTGGTGGTTCTGTTCCGCTTAGGTGTATTTTGTCATTAAATTTAATAGGACCATTAACATGTAAGTTTGTTCTTGGGTCAATACTGTTTACATTAACGCCTAAAGATCCTACAACAGAAACTTTAACTGGGCCAAAACTATGATTGCCAAGGGTTATATCGCCGTTTGCCCCAACTGTAAGTCTTGATGTATTGTCAGTTACAAGTTCTAGATCTGCTGAATTAAATGTACCGATGCTACCAACATTAGGCTCACTAGCACCTAACACTAATTCGATATTCATATCAACTATACTAAGGGGAGCCTTTGGTTGATCAGTACCAATGCCTAATCGATCTGTATTAGCATCATAGAATAGATATTGATTAATGCTACAGCTACCGTCAACAACTAGTCCTTTTAAA